ATCGCGACAGAACTTACGGCCATCCGTGAGGACATGCGATCTGATCGCCGTGAGCTGTTTGGTCGCCTTGGGACAGCAGAGCAGCGCATTGCTAAGCTAGAGGCACATCACATCCCCTAAGATGGACTTTCTGTCTAATCCGGCATTTTGGATCTGCATTGCAGCAGCGTCTGAGCTGATCGCTTTGTCCCCCCTCAAGAGCAACAGCTTTGTCCAACTGGCATTCCAGATCCTGAACGTGCTGAAGGCAAAAAAGCGTTAATCAGCTTTGGTAAGCCCGGCTGGCAACGTCAGCTTGAATTCGCCATCAGACAGTGGTGGTTTGAGCTGACGCTGCCCGCCAAGCTAGATAAAGCTGAAGCTGACTGGCACGCAACGCAACCTAAGGCTCCCGATCCAATCATCGTCGAGCACCCTATGGATGACACCTTGCAGACTGGTGACAGCCGCTTGCTTGGTGGCGGCATGAGTATCCACGCACCCTGGGAACGTGACTAACACCGCACCGATCACCCTAGATCAGCTTTTTCGCAATAACCGCAACCTACCGCATCAGCTTGCAGCGATCGCTGAACTGGAGCAGGACATCCGGCTGAATGGCTATGACGTTGCCATGCGTCGCAGCCGTCCATGGTTCATCGTCTGGAGTCAAGCTGGCAAGCAATCAAACCCGCTGCCAGTACCATACCAGTCGCAGCGGGACAATTACCGCGATGCCAGCCGCACCTGCTTTAGTTCCAGTTGCGCCATGCTGCTAATGACGTTGAAGCCAGGCGCCATCCATTCGGATGATGACTACATCAAAACGGTCTTCAGCATTGGTGATACCACTGATGGGTCAGTGCAACTGAAGGCACTGGCAAAATACGGCATCAAAGCACGCTTCGAGACTGGCGGCAACCGCGCCATGGTACAACGGCAGATCGACGCTGGCAAGCCTGTCCCCGCTGGGTTCCTGCATCACGGATCGGTATCGGCGCCCAGCGGCGGTGGGCACTGGCTATGCATCATCGGTTATGACGCCAAAGGTTACTGGGTGAATGATCCATGGGGTGAGATGAATCTAGTATCCGGCACATACGGCAGTACCGTAGGATCAAAACTCCACTACAGCTACGCCAACTGGGAGCCTCGTTGGATGGTTGATGGGCCTAGTACCGGGTGGTGTGTGATCGCATGATCCTGCCCGACTACGAAATCCATGAGCTATGCAGCAAGCACGCCATGGTGGTGCCGTTTGATCCTGAGTTGCTCAACCCGGCAAGCCTCGACGTGCTGCTGGGTGAACGGTTGATGCTCGAGGTCATGTATCGCCATGAGCTGGAGATCCTCGACATTTCCCACAACACCAAGTCCAATCCGTATTGGCTGGCGCCGGGTGAGTTCTGCCTAGCAGAGACCCGCGAGATCTTCAACATGCGCCCCGATGTGGCAGGTCAGTTCGTGCTCAAGTCCAGCCGTGCTCGCGAGGGCCTAAGCCACGCGCTCGCCGGCTACCTGGATCCAAGCTGGTGCGGCAGCCGCCTGACGCTGGAACTCCACAACTTGCGTCGGCATCATTCGATTGCGCTGTGGCCAGGTTTGCGCATTGGCCAGGTGGTCTATCACCGTATAGCAGGAACCCCGCAGCGCAACTACGCCGAAATTGGCCACTACAACAACCAGCCGCAAGTCATGCCTAGCTGGGAGGCAGCGTAAGGCGGTAGCGGAAGATCTTAGCAGGTGCTTCAGCCGGATCATCCAACGGGATCATCCGGTAATTCTCAACGCCATGGGTTTCAGCCCAATGCTGCGCAGCGATGTGGGTCGGGAACGGCCCAACGTGCCAGAGGCCAAGGTCGAGGATGTAGATCATGGTTTGGTGGGTAGTGGTCGCTACGATAGGGGCTGCGGCTTTTGCCCACATGACAGCGTATCTGGTGGAAATTACCGCGCAAGTGGTGATTCGATCTGAGACCGATGCAGAAGAGCTTTGCGACAACCTTTACGCACAGATCACAGAATTCATCCACAATGATGATGATGTGCTGAACCTTGAAATCGAACTGCTCCCCTTGCCAGCGGATTGCAATGGATCACCAGATCGACGGGACGAACCTAATTCCGAGGAAAGAAGCAAAGCTCCGGTTTCGTGATCAAATCCACCTTGCGTGGGAGTGGAAGTGCGCTTATTGTTGCGCAGAACTTGGTAGATCGGCAACGCTGGATCATATCATCCCCAAGGTTAAGGGTGGGCTAACTGTACGTTCAAATTTGATTAGCTGTTGCTTAGCTTGCAATAGTCATAAGCAGCATACAGATTGGAAGGATTGGTATCAAGATCAAAGCTTTTATTCCGCAATACGAGAAGAAGCAATTACAGCATGGACCAATCAGTAGTAGTTAACATAAATTTCGGCTTGCCATAGGTCAACTGTATAGCGGCAAACAGCACCATTGTGGCCGCATGCTCTATACAATGGCATCCCGTCATCGCCCTCAACCACATCAATCCAGCGTGTTTCACCGCGCTCAAGGCGGTCCAGCATCTTCCGTTCCATCGTCTTCATACAGCGAGCATTTCCTAGCGTAGCGACCCTTGTTGGTTCGCGCCTCAGGGAAACCAAGGCTACATGCATCAGATCTTGGTGTCCAGTGAATGCAAGACCAGCATTTAGGTTTGCCTTGATATGATTCCCAGATTTCTTCTACTGATTTACCGCTATACAATGCCAAGTAATTGTATTGAGCGCAAATAAACGCTGCTTGCAAATCTGATGTGCCAAGGTCAACCGCAACCGGATCACAATGGGGCAATTTAATTCTTGCAGTCCAATTTTCTGCTAAAGAATTACGCTGAATAATTACACGACCATTGTAAAGATTAATCATCTTTTCTACCAAATAAGGGGGCGTGATATAAACGCTCAAGTTGCATTGACGCTGGCTCTGTATTGTCCGTTTCCCAGATGCCAGCATTGGTAGGGTCATCCCTATCCTTGACGCCATAAACCGCCATGGTGCCATGTTGCTTCACATGCACCATGCTGATGCGGGGGCTGCTAATTAGAAAACGGATTGCAGCATTTTCAAGCCAGGACAGGAATGGAGCGTTCATGGTTCAAGATGAGTGATAAGACGGTTGATGTACCATTGAGCTTTGCGTGCATCCTCGAGTGGAGCACCCTTCAGCCACACTCTAAGCAGATACTTAAGGGCTTGACCTTGAAGGTAGCCGCAAACAATATCAGAAGGAGCACTGGAAATAGCATCTTCAATAATGTCAATTGCTTCAAATTTTCCATTTGTATAATGCGGGGGGTGATTTACAAGATCATTCATCTTCATCACCATAAAAAAGCGATACAGGAACACGCAATGTTGGCTTGCCACCAAAGCCAGATCTTAGCTTTTCCCAGCCAACAGCCCATGAAGCAACTTCAAGTTCAATTGTAAACCACTTGTGTTTACAATCTTTGCATTCGCGCTGACGTGTTGTATGATTGGGCTTCATGGTATTTGATTGCAAAACAAATACTGAATCATGATCGCATTTAGGGCAATTCATATAATGGTTTTGGTTTGGTAGTTGGGGTCTTCAGGGTCAGGGCCGAAGCCGCTGGCCTCTGCTGAGGGTGCCTCAGGTGGCGCTGCGTTGGAGCCGGTGAGCCACTCCCGCAACGCATCACCCGTAGGTGTCTTGCGAGGCCAGCCGATGAAGCGCAGCATCTCCTTGGTGTCGGTGAACAGCATCGAGACGTGGGGCTTCCAGGCCATGTAGCTGATCCCGTTCCAGCGGTCATGCCGGCGCTCGATGCGCAGCCCCCCGGCGGTGAAGGTGTCAGCCATGCCCCCACTTCTCAAGCGCGGCACGGGTGAACTCAACAATGCCGAGCCCTGCGTCGTCAATCTCTGTTGAAAGATCAATGATCTCTATGGCGGTCGGCGGCTTTGGCGGTGGGGTGGCCAGGGCGGTGCGGGCGACAGCTAGCGCATCGTTCCAGGTGTCCGTGTAGCCATAAGGGGACCAATTCCCGCCAAGTGTTTCATAAAGGTCCACCAGCTTTTCAAGCTCAGCGCGGAAGTCAGGCTGGGTCATTGGTTCCCTCCAGTTCGGTGGCGATGGCGAGGATGGCGGCGCGGATTGCAGCGCGGGTTTTCACGTCTGAATACTGGCAGCAGTCTTCGTAGACCTCAGGATGCACCTCAACCGGCACCACCTGAACCGCCAATGAGCAAATGGCGGCGGCTAGTCCAACTTGCTCAGGGTCTTTGGTCAGCCAAGTGAGTTCGACTTGATCCTTAAACGCATCCACCACCGCCTGAGCAGCGGGTGATAGGTCAGTCATTGGGCAATGCCTCCAGTGCGCGGCGGATGGTGTCGTAAGTGCTGTCGCCGATCTTGTCTCTGTCGTAAACATCAGCAAGCTCGTGAAGCGCCTGCTTTTTCAATCTCGGCGGCTTAGGGCGGCGGGCGGCGCGGAGATTTCTAACAACCTTCCCTAACGCAATGCCGTACCAGTCGTGAATCCACTCACAGCACGCCTCCAGCTCCTGGTCGGCACCCCATTGGGCGGCGCAAAGAGTGATGTAGTGGTAGTGCTCAGTCTCGTTAGATGGATGTGGCGCAGTGCGCCTCCACTGCTGCATCAGCTCCGTCGGTGGTGTGATCGGGTGTTCCATCAGTAAGAAATCCCCACTTTTGCTACCCCATCAAGTGGCACGCGTAACCGATACGCGGCACCTGCTGACAGGTCGATCGAGTTGCAGTCGCAGCGGTCAGTGATCGGTACCACCAGCGACCGACCGCGATGGGTGACCGTGACCCTGGTGCCACACGGCAGCCATGGGTGCGCTGCGCTGATGCCCCAGTGCTGGTAGGCGCGACCGGTGCAGTAGTCAGGACGGCCTGCATACCACTCCGAATAAACAGAAGCTGTCACGGTGCGGGCATGGGCTGGTGCGGTGAGCAAAGCCAGCAGTAGCAGGAGCCTCCTCATGCCCACTTCCCCAGCAGGTGACGGCGGCATACGGCAATCGCCTTGTGTGCCTGCATCGGCGTCATGATTGACCCGGTGTCATCCATGGCCTCGCACACGTCAATGTGTAGCTGCTCGCAGTCGGCATCCCTGAAGTTCGGGCCGATGTCAGAGCAGAACTCCTGCCACAGCCCGGTGTAGGTTGAGCGCAGCGGGTGACCTTTTGGCAGGTCGGCGCGGCCACTTTTGGCATAGAGCGCCTCCATCATGGTGGTGCGTTGCAGGTCAAGTTGATGTGGTTTCATTTTCCTTTAGGTGAAACAACAGATTGCGGCATTCCTGCCATGCCACTGAATTGTGGTGTAGCTCATCCATTCGCACTTTAAGAAGCGTCTTGATGTGCCGCCGTTCGTCTTGGCAACCTTGTTCATAAAGACTGCTGTTGATGATTAAATCAGCAATGCGTTCACGCAATGGTTTCATCGCGTTTTAATTACCTTTGAGGACAGGTAAAGTTGAGAAAACATAAAGCAATCACCTGCTGCATTGTGGCAGATGTAATGCGGCCAGGTTTGACCTTCAACTCTGTTCTTGATGTACAGAACATCTTTGGATGGCCAGTTACGAACATAAACTTTTTGACCAAGGTTGAATCTCCACAGGGGCGCAATGCGTTGGCCACCGCGATTATTTCGAGTCATGTTGTATGTACTCCAACTGGTTGAAACAATTGGAACAACATAATTGCTTGGCAGGACAGTTGCTTCCATGTGTTTTAGTGGTGCCCTGGTTTGGGCATGAACCTAAGGTAGTACACCGCCAGTGCGGCCCAATGGGTTTGTTGTAAAAGTTTACAAAAGAAAACCCGTGTCAGTTTCCTGCACGGGTCCATCCATCACCGATCAGAACAGTTCAGTCCCGCCAGTAGCTGCAGCAAGGCTGCTAGCCGCACTGACCAAGCCCAACTCAGCCGTCTCCTGCAATGCCTTCATCGTCTTGAAGTCAGGCTCGAACGCAAGGCTCAAATACGTCTGCCCTGCACTTGACTGCTTGGGCCACCCGCTAATCTTCACCGGGATTTCGCCGCGATCATTAGGCGCCGCATTCATCACATAATTGGCAAATGCCATCCGGTCTTCTTCCTTGATGCTAAACACACCGTCATAACCGGGATAATTACGATTTGCGTCGTAGCGATCCTTGAAACGCTCCTGTAATTTCTCAGGGGTATTCTTGAACAATGCACCGTTAGCTTTGAAAGTCATTTGTTTTCAGGGGTGTTGGTGTTGGCCTTTTCAAACTGCTCCACCTCGGCCAAGGGGTAGAGCACACGACCGTTGATCTTTGAATAAGACGGACCCTTATTAAGGGAACGCCATCGGATCAACGTCTGGCGATGGACATGCCACCGCTCAGCAAGTTGCACATCAGTCAAGAATTCAGAACAGCTCATCGACAACCTCTGGGACGGCTTGCACTACCGGGGCGGGCGGCTGGATCTTTGCATTCAGCTCATCAAGGTTGGTGGAAACATTGACAAGTTCAGCATCAACTACCTCCTCTTGCGACTGGATGCCAAGCAGCAGATCACTAGCATACAATCGCCCCCAGAATGCAGCAGCCCGGTAACGGATCATCAGCTCAGGCATCGTTGCCCACTTGCTGTTGGGCTTTGTGGACCACCCTTCTTTTTTTGCCATCAACATCGTGATGGTCGGTCCCTTCAGCTCCTGCTCACTGGCAAGGTCAGTTGCCATCGCATAGCAAGCCAAGCTCTCACCCTCGCCGCTCATCTCAAATCGCAGAGGGCTAAAACGGCCAGAGCCATTCACCATCGCGATGATGAAGCTACTGCTCCAGCTTGGTCGACCATGGATCACATGCAGGTGTTGCATCGCAAGGAACGGGCTGATGCGCATCCGATTTGCAATCTCAAGTGCCACAAGGCAATTGGCAAAGCCCTGCTGCCCTTGGAACTGAGTAGGAATCAACGTGCTGCTGGCCAGGGCCTTTGCAATCCGCTGGGCGTCCTCGAAAGCTTGGATGCCAGAAAACACTGAGTTGTTGCTCGTCGTGGTCAGGGAGGAGTTGGTCATAATCAGTGGATTTGTCCAAAATTACCGCGTGGTTTTTGCTCGCGTAGAGCAAAGAAATCTTGCAGCTCTGGGTATCTTTTCATTAGATCCCTTGCTGCAAAAGCCGTATAATTATTGTTAACCTTAAGGCCAAGATCATTGGTATCATAACGAGTATCCCAACGTAATGCTTCAAAGATTCCTTTAATGCTATATCTTTCATGGCCTATTTTTTTTAGCTCAAATGCCATTTCCGCCAGCTTAGGAAGTAGCCAGGGGTTTTGTTCTTTACATGCTATCCAGTGGCGTAGTAATTTTTCATCTGTTGGGCATTCTTGCTGGAATAAAGGCAAATCGGAGAAGTCCATCAGTACATCTCAATCTCAGGTGGTTGGCCCATGACCGTGCCATCAGCCTTCGGTCGCATCCATGCCGGTAGGTTGATCAGCTCCACTTGGTCGCTGTAACCAGGCCATGCATCGGCTGCCATGCATTCAGCAAGGCGGTTCAGGTTTGCTCGAGCAGTGTCCCACCCGATCTGCACCATTTCTGGTGCTGCAACGTAAACGGCACATGCGAACGGAGGGCGTTTTTCCACGCACACAAATACAAATTGCTCAGGCCGCTTGCCTGTTGCCTGCTCCACGCCATGCAAATACCATGCAGCCTGGACGTGGTAACGCCATTTTGCAATCGATTGCATGAAATCAGCGGGGCTGGCGCTTTCTGTTGTCTTCAGGTCAACAATGGTGCTGCCATCATCCAACAGATAATCAGGCCGGCACTTGCACTCGAGGCCAGTCTCCGCATCCTTCCAAAACAGGCTGGATTCAGCCTTCCCCGGCAGGCTAAGCAAACTACTGGCGGCAGGGTGGTTGAAGACACCCTCGGTGATCTTGCCGACCAGGTCGGCATCCTCACGGCTGATCACGGTGCGGGTGCCCGCAGCCGTCGTGAACACATCCCATTCAGCCTTGCCAGCGTTCGTGCGCTTGTTGATGCCAGCAGGTGTCACCGCATAGGTAACATCCCACATGTCAATCTCCAACACACTGGTATGCACGGCTGATCCGAGCACCATGGCGGCTGTTGGTTCTGCTGGCCACCGGTTCGGATCCAGATGCTTGGCCCAGTAATGCAAGGGGCTGCGAGCGATCGAATCCAAGCGGCTCTTGGAAACCGCCGGGTGGCGGTGGTAGCTTTCGTTGTCCATAGCATTGCGTTGGGCTTGCGCATCCTATACCATTGGCGCTCCTACTGCAACCCTATGCAACTGCGGCCCTATCAGGAGGCAGCCGTCGCTGACCTCCGCCGCGCCTACGCCGCCGGTCGTCGCGCTCCACTTCTTGTCATGCCAACCGGTGCAGGCAAGACACAGGTTTTCACCCACATCACCGCTGCCATGGCGCAGCGCAACCTGTCGGTCACCATCCTTGTTCACCGCCGTGAGCTGATCGCCCAGGCATCACGCAAGCTCACACAAGCAGGCGTTCCCCACGGCATCATCGCTGCTGGCACACCTGCGACATTTGCACCAATTCAGGTCGCATCGGTGCAAACGCTCATCCGTCGCCTCGAGGACACCCCAGCCCCAGACCTGCTAATAATCGATGAAGCGCACCACGCCGCCGCCGGCTCCTGGAACCGTATCCTCGAGCACTGGCCTGATGCCCTTCGCCTTGGTGTCACAGCAACCCCAGCACGCCTTGATGGCCGTGGCCTCCGCGATAACTTCGACGTTATCGTCCATGGTCCAACCGTTGCTGACCTAACAGCAGCCGGTTACCTAGCACAATTCAAGCTCTATGCACCTCCACAGGTGGCTGATCTATCCGCCATCCCAACCCGCGCTGGTGATTTCGCCTCTGATGCCACCGCCGCGGCGATGGACAAACCATCCATCACCGGGGATGCCATCGACCACTACCGCCGCATCTGCCATGGTGCACCAGCCATCGCCTTTTGCTGCACCACCGCCCACGCCGAGAACGTCGCCGCACAATTCCGCTACGCCGGCTTCTCCTCGTCGGCGATCCTTGGCACCACCCCTATCGCGCAACGTGATCAGCAGCTAAAAGATCTAGCCTCCGGTGCCATCCAAATCCTCACATCGGTTGACGTGATCTCCGAAGGCACCGACGTTCCAGCCGTTACAGCCGCCATCCTCTTGCGACCAACAGCCAGCCTTGGCCTCTACCTGCAGCAGGTTGGTCGCATCCTCCGCCCAGCACCAGGCAAGGCCGCGGCGATCATCCTTGATCACGTCGGCAACGTCCACCGTCATGGCTTCCCGGACGATCACCGCGACTGGACCCTTGACGATGCCCGCCAACGCACCGGCAAGGGCGGCCCACCAGCGCCGTGCGTTCGCACCTGCGAGAGCTGTTTTGCTGCATTTGCACCAGCGCCTCAGTGCCCCGTCTGCGGCACACACAGCAAGCTCAGCACCCGGGAGATCAAGCACCAGGCTGGTGAGCTCCAGGAGCTAGCCCGCGAGGCCGTCGCACGCAGCAGGCGCCGCGATCAAGGCCAAGCCCGTACCCTGCAGGAGCTCATCCACATCGGTCAAGCGCGAGGCATGAAGAACGCAGTCGCCTGGGCCAAGCATGTGCACTTCGCCCGCCAAGGCAAGCATGGCTAACGCCGAGACCACCCTTCAGCAGCAGATCCGCCTGGCGATCGGCATCAACCCCGATGTGCGGGCGTTCAGGAATCAGTGCGGCGCGTTGCCCGATCCCCGCACCGGCCGCCTCGTCACCTTCGGCCTAGCCCGTGGGTCCGCTGACCTGATCGGCTGGCGCACCATCACCATCACCCAGGCCATGGTCGGCACCCGCCTGGCCGTCTTCACCAGCATCGAGGTCAAAACCCCCACCGGCCGCGTCACCCCACAGCAACACGCCTGGCTATCCGTCGTCCTTGCCGCAGGTGGCATCGCAGGCATCGCACGCTCTGTCCCCGATGCGTTACGAATTGCAACAGGCCCATCCTGATCGCGCTACAGCCCGCCACCATCAACCCTCACCCCCACCCGCACCATGGCAACCGACGACCATCTCAAAGATTTCTACTGCCTTCACCTAAATCACGCACAGCGACCCAACATCGAAACAGCACGTCACTTTGCTCAATACATCGATCTCTTCACAAATCACTGCATTCATTACCGCGCCTGGACACACGAACGCGCTAACGCCGTAATAGCTGATGCTCGCGCATTGATGGCATCCAACTGATGCATCCCCTCATCCAGCAGCTTGCCTCCCTTCCTAGCGACTGGGGCTACGTTGCCGTAGGGCAAGGCAAACGCCCCTACCAGTCCGAATGGCAGAAAAATCCACTCACCAAGGAGCAACTCACCGCTGAAATCAACACAGGCCATGCCGTTGCAATCGGCGTCCTCGCAGGCCCCCAATCCGGTGGCCTTCTATTCGTTGATCACGATGGCATCTCAGCCGGTGAGATCCTCGACAAACTTGGCGTGCCCCTCCGCGATTTTCCAAAGTCATGGGCCGTTACCTCAGGTCGCACCGGCCGCCTACAGATCATCTATCAGGTGCCCCCTCAATACTGGGACACCATCAAGACTCGCAAGTTCAAGACTGGCAAACACGACGAGGAAGGCAAGCAGGAGCAGCTCGAGCTTCGCTGGACTGGTTGTCAATCCGTCGTTGCCGGCGTACACCCGACCACAGGCTCCTACCGCTGGCTAAAAGGTCGTTCACCTGATGACCTACCCCTAGGTGAGGCACCCATCGCTCTCATCGAGCAGATGCTGCCCCAGCAGCCCGCCGAGCCATTGCCCCTCCTGCCGCCACCTGCACCACGCGATACCGATCGCACCGATCAAGACTGGGCGCGGATCTGGCTTGATGCACTTCACTCTTCACGCGCTGACGACTACGACGAGTGGATTGAAGTCGGTCAATGCCTTCACAGCATTGGTGATCACATGCTCAGCGACTGGAATAGTTGGAGCCGCCAATCCGTTAAGTACGACGCCAAGGGTTGCGATTACCACTGGAAATCTTTCAAAACTGACGGCAAGCGCGATATCCGCCACCTATGCAACCTTGCCAAAGAAGACGGCTGGCACCCCAAGCAGCGCCAGCTGCCGCCTGTGGCTACAAGTGCCAACCCCAAGCCCAAACGCACCGAACAGGCCGATCCCCAGCCATCACCGCCGGCCGCTGATCAGCCCCAGAAGCTCGAGGCCAAAGAACTCCTCACCATGCTTCGTGCATCCGATCCCGATGGTTCACCCCGCTTTCGTTACAACGTCTTCACCCAGCAGATTGAAATACGCGGCGAGGTAGCTGAAGGCGTTGAACGCTTCTATCTACAACTTGCACAGATCGGTTACAAGGTTTCAAAAGAGATGTCCCTTGATTGCTTAATAGAAGTGGCGCATGAAAACCCCTACGACCCAGTCCAGCTTTATCTCGATCACGTCGCCGCACAGTTGCAACCCGCCTACATCGACCGCCTTGCATCCACCTACCTGCGCCCATGTGATGCCGATCTTCCAGAGCCCACGCTCTACGACCACATGATAAAAAAGACCCTGATCGGTGCAGTCCGGCGCATTTTTGAACCCGGCTGCAAGCACGACTACGCCTGCGTACTAATGGGTGATCAAGGTGCCCGCAAATCATCCTTCTGGAGCGCCCTCGGTGGTCCCTTCTTCTCTGATGCCCTCCGTGACATCAGTTCCAAGGACGACCTTATGGTGCTCCATCGCAGTTGGGTAATGGAGTGGGCAGAGCTGGATCACATCACCAACAAGAAGCACGCTGGTCAAGTCAAAGCTTTCCTCTCTCAATGCACCGACATGTTTCGCGTGCCCTATGGCAAGGCCACTGAAGCATTCCCTCGACGTTGCATCATCGTCGGTTCAACCAATCGCGACAGCGGCTTCCTGGTCGATGACACCGGCAACCGCCGCTTCTGGGTTATCCCCGTCACCTGCACCCTTGCAAAGCCCATTGACGTGCCAAACCTGCTCCTAGAGCGCGATTCCATCTGGTCCGCTGCTGTGGCCGCCTACAAGGCCGGTGAAGGCAATGAACTGACCATTGAGCACCAAAGTGCCGTTGACATCGAAAACGCCACCTATCTCGTTGAGTCCCCATGGCTTGCACCCATCCAGCGGTGGCTCACCGTCAACTACAGCAAAGCCATCACCAGCGAGCTGCTACTGACCGAAGCGATCAGCAAACCAGTCGAACGACAGACCCGTGGCGACCAGATGCAGGTGGCATCCATCTTGAAAGACTTGGGATACCTGAAACGGCGGCAGATGCTCGGCGGCACCCAGAAGTGGGTGTATTGCCTACCTGACGCTTGAAACGGTTTTGAGGTTGGACAGCTCAGATCCGCTGCGCTGCATGGCCTGAGCCTACCTTGCCTACTTGCTAACCTAAAATTTATAATGTACTTATTTAGTAGTAGTAGGGGGGTAGGGGGTATAGGTAGCTCCTAAGGCGAAGGTGGGCAAGTTGGCAAGTAGGCAACCCCTGGATGGGGGCCTGAGGGCATGCGCCACCCGCTGGACGGTTGCTTTTCGGCCTGCCGGCTGCTATGGTGCAAAAGCGATTGGGACCCCCTGGGCGCTGCCGGTTCCGGTGCAGCCTTAGGGGTCTTTTTTTTGAGCTAACGCCATGGTCGTCCAGAGCGTCGAATTCGGCCTTGACCACATGATCGGCAAGATCGATCGCATCCAGTACCTGGAGGTGCCCTACGCGGCCTCTGTGGCCATCAACAGGGTCGCTGTGCTTGCTAAGGACGCCATACGGGCTGAGATGCCTCGAGCGTTCGACAGGCCCGTTCCCTTCACGCTCAACAGCCTGTACCTGAAGGTGAGCACCAAGACCAACCTTGAGGCCGAGCTGGGGCTTCGTGACTTTGCACCTAAGGGAAATCCTGCCAGTAAATACCTAGCGCCACAGATTTATGGTGGCCCGGCATACGCTACTAGATTCCAGAAATCATTACGCTTCAAAGGTATCCTTGCGCCAAACCGTTATGCAATACCAACGCAGTCAGATAACCTACGGGTTAACCAATACGGCAATGTAACCCCTGGCATGTACACTGAGATCTTGTATAAGCTAAAAGCCTTTCGTGATATGTCTGCGTTCTCGTATAGTAAACATTCGAAGACAAAGCGCCAGGGTGCTGATATTTTTGCTATTACTGAAGGCAACACCAAAAGCAACCTATATCCTGGCATCTATGATCGCCGTGGCATGAAGAATAAAGAAGGCGCACTGTTCTACTTCCGTGATACGCCTAATTTTATTGGCAAGTTTCCGTTTCATCGTATTGGCTCTGAAACTGCCGCAAATAATTGGAACAAAGAATTTGGCGGCGCTCTCGCAATGGCATTGCGCAGCCGGAATTTTTGAGGGACTTGCTGGGGGTCGGTTTATAGGGCCTGTGAAAATACGAGGGACTTGCTGGGGGTCGGTTTATAGGGCCTGTGAAAATACGAGGGACTTGCTGGGGGTCGGTTTATAGGGCTATATCAAAAACGACCCTTCTGAGTGATACAAATGTACTAAAATGTAATTTTGCACAATTTGTAGAGTTAAGCAATAAACAATGCAAAGGCTGCAAAAACACATTTTGAAATAAATGCATAAATTTGAACAATACCAAGAAAATAAAAACAAACCCTAAACAATGCACAAGATGCAAAATGCAAACAATGCAGCGACTGCAAAATGTGTTTATTGCGGCGGCTGCAAAATGCAAACAATGCAGCGGCTCGGCGTCGGCTCGGCGTCGGGTTTGTTCTCCCTATCTATGGGTCGTTCTGACGATCGCCCGGCCGACCCGTGCCAGGCAACGCGCCACGGGTCGGAACTGGCCGGCCATGCCGCACCGTGTGCCAATCCGCCATCCGGCCCAATATTGGGTACGGTCCCTACCGGTACGCTCTAGAGCGTGTACCATTAGGGAGCCAGCGGCAGCATTCGCGCCATGGCGTTACCCAATCGCACCTAAAACCCTTGTCTACCCTTGACCTTCTAGGCGTTTCGCCCATTGCGGCCGGAATCGCCCAATTCCTTACCTACTGCCTCGCGGCTGCCCTATGGGCCGTTGCCGTTGCTGACTGGCTCACCGCTGATCAGCGGCGCCAAGTTCAGCTCCTACGAATCGCCGGCCATTCTCAGGCATCCATTGGCCGGCGCCTAGGACTGACCCGCTACCACGTTCGGCGGCTTCTGAAATGAATGGCCCCGTCCTCCCCGGTGAGATCCTCGCCGCGATTCGATCGATCCCTCTGGCACCGCCTACCGGCGTCACCCTTCCCACTCTTCCCCCTTCCCCTTCCCATGCGCTTCCAACCTGAGACCCCCTACCTATCGGCCGACCTTCCCCCGGCCGATATCAGGGAAGATTTCGCCGGTCTCGCCTTCGAGGCTGGTTACGACCCTCAGACCTTGCTAGACGCTATGGCGTGCTGGCTCCCTACTGTCACCCTGGCTGATTTTATGGACGATCTCGCTATGGGGCGCCTGTGACATTTTCCGCCTGCTGGTCTCACCATTCCGGCCGCTTCGGTTCGGTCAGGATTGAAGATGCAGCCGACCTATGGGAAGCCGCAGAATTTTTCCTGTCAGAACGCGACCTAGGCCGCTTGCAAGGCGTCCCTAGGGACGCCGACCTAGACCAATTGCGGCCGCTCTAAGCGCCGCGCCAATCCGTCCCTATCGCACTCCAAACCATGCCGAAAACTCTGCGCTTCCATCTCTCACGGGTCAGCACGAACAGCAAGGCCGGGCCTATCCCGGTCAGCACGTCGAGCAAAGCCACTTGCCCGCCTACTTGCCCCTTTATGGGTAATGGATGCTACGGCGAGAATCACGGTCTCAACTTCCACTGGCGCCTTGTGACAGAGGGCAGCCGCGGGGTTACCGCTTCGGAATTCTTCCGCCTTATCGCGGCGCTACCGTCTGGCCAATTTTGGAGAGCAAACCAGGCAGGCGATCTCCCCCACACGCGGGGCCGGATCTCCCGTCGATTCTTGCGCGGCCTAATCGGTGCCAACCGTGGAAAGCGAGGGTACACCTACAGCCACCATGAACTGGCCCTAGGTGAGAACTTGGCCCTGATACGTCAAGCCAACCGCCAGGGGTTCACCGTCAACGTCAGCACAGAAACGGAAGCGGCAGCCGATCGCGCAGTAGCGGCCGGGCTTCCGGCCGTGGTTGCCGTACCTAGCACCGAAGCCAGAACAGCTTGGCGCACGCCAGCCGGCCACAGTGTGGTCGTTTGTCCTGAGCAACGGGAGGGTTCCACAGTCGACTGCGCAACCTGCCAATTGTGCTACAAACGGCCGGCCGGCTTGATTGTCGCCTTCCTAGCTCATGGCACAAGCAAAGCCAAAGCCAACGCAGCCATTGCGGGGGTTTCGGCATGATCACGGCCGCTGACTGCACTTGGCCCGAATTCACGTTTGGCAGCCTGGAAGAGGCAGAGGCAGCCCTCGCAGACCTGAAACTATCCCAGGCGATGGCAGAGGAGGAGGGATTTAAAGGCGGCCGATGGCCGGATCTAATCCTAGAGCTCGAGGATCTCATATCAATTTGCAGGGATAATCCGAACTTTTAAGCATGCCCTAACCTGTGCCAATTGCCCCCAGTTTGGGGGCTTTTTATTGTATGTTAAGAATTATCAATAATGCCACTTTATTACCCAAGGTGAGCGAGAATGAATACGGGAGAGATCCCCCCAATCGCAAAATCTAATTTTGAATTACTTTCTGTTCTGGACACTTTCGGGCTGGTTAATCTTTGAAACTCTACAATCTGTAGAGTCTGCACAGATTATAGCTAACAACTTCGAAGAGTTTGCCACTTTCGCCGACTCTTATTTAAGGAGGACGTAGATTCCTTTTATGAGCCCTACAGGT